CCGGAACTTCTCAGAAGTATGCCGTTGCTGAAGCTTGGAATTATCGTGCGACTACTGAGCGCGGAGATTGTGGTGCCGTTGCTTTGGTTATAAATTCCACTATGAAAGGGAAAATTATCGGTTTTCATGTAGCCGGTGATAAAAGTACCGAGGAAGGTTGGTCTTTCCCAGTAACTTATGAATATGTGAGTGCTCATTTGAGTGATGATGTTGAAGCATATTGTTGTTTTGAGGATATTGAGTCGCGATGTGATGTTTTGTTTTCGAGAAATGATGATGTTTATGAGCATCTGGATTATAATGTTGTTCCCTCTGGCCAGGTTGAATTAATTGGTGTACTCAATAAGAATAATGGAGTTGGTCTTCCTATGACAACATCGCTTAGACCTTCTCCAATTTTTGATAAAGTTTTTCCCCATGTGAGTGAGCCAGCAGTTTTAAGTTTGAAGGATGCTCGAGCTAGAGATGATTTGTTTCGAAGAGGTTTGAATAAGTTTACGAAAATTAGACCTGACCGTGAAACACCTTTTGCGGCTGAAAATATAAATCATGTTGTCTCGAAGTTGGTTAAGATCAGTGGTGATTATTTGGGTCCCATGCGTATATTGACATATGACGAGGTCATTAATGGTGTTGATGGTTGTGAGTTTATAAAGCCATTGAAAATGGATGCCTCTCCGGGTTATCCATTGATTTTAGAAAGGCCTTCTGGAAGTGTTGGACGTAAGTATCTGTTTGAGGAAAATGGTATTATGTCTGGTGGACAACCCCGTTATGAAATGTGTAAGCGTTTGAAATCCATGGTTGTCGAGATTGAGGTTGGTCTTCGTAAAGGAAAGTTGCTGTACAATTATTATCTCGATTGGTTGAAGGATGAGCGTAGATCGATGGATCGGTTGTATAAGACGAGATTTTTTAATATTCATAATCTCGCGTGGTTGATCGTGATTAAGAGATATTTTGGTTGTATTGCTGGTTTAATTATGTGGGCTGGATGTAGGATTAATAGTGGATTAGGCTTGGATCCTAGTGGTCCGAGTGTGAGTGAACTAATGAGAAGTTTTGAGGTTGTTGGCCTGAAAAATTTTTTAAAAGGTGACTTTGGTGAATGGGATGGCAGTTTTTCGCCTAAATACATTTTTAGATCCCATATTGTTTTAATTTCCGCTTTTGAACAACTTATAGGCGATGTTAAATATCATGTCATAATGGTTGCTATTGCAGAAAGTGCTTCAAATAGGATTCATATTTTTGGTGTTCTGGTTTATCGTGTGACGAATGGTATGCCTTCTGGTTTTTGGATGACTTCTGTTATAAATACTATTGGACATGATCAAATGAGTTATGACAATTGGAGTGAGTTAACTGCTTACTTACCTGGTGATGTTTGGCAACCTGTTGTAAAAGATGAACATGTTGTGGAGAACTTCACAGGTGATGACAATGGTGGAGTCGTGGATGACGACTATAAACACATCTATAATGATATAACAATTTCGGAAGTTTTTTCGAAATATGGTATGAACTACACACCTCCTGAAAAACAAGGAGTTCAAGCGATTGGTGTTTGTAGTTTAGAGGATTTTGTTTATTTGAAGAGCAATTTTGTAAGAGATGATCGGTTTGGTGATTGTTGGCGAATGGCTTTAAAAGATGAAGTTCTCAGGGAGATGCTGAATTGGGTGACTGATTCAGGAGACCCCTGGGATTTATTGATGATGACAATTGATGATAGTATGCGAGGCATGTTTGCTCATGGTAGGGCGCGCTTTGATGATCATAAGAACGCGATTAATCGTGTTCTACGTGATATTGGGAGGCCGCCTTTAACCCATGATTATGATGTTTTGTTGAGGGATTTTTATCGAAAACACGGTAAAAATATTGCTTGAAAATGGATTTTGACCAGGCTTTTACTATGGTGGTAATGGATTCTCGTTTTCTTCTGTTTCCTTTTCTTTTGGTTATGGTATTCTTTTAATCGGGTTTATTATGCAGAAAAAAAAAAAAAAAAAAAA